CTCCCGCAACCGGCAGAAGAAGCCGGACGGGAGCGTGAACACGGTGGGCGTGGCAACCACGCCCGAAGGCTACCGGTTCGTCTACGACCGCTGGGTGCGACAGGGAGGCCCGGGCTACCGGATCATCAAGGCCAGCACGCTGTCCAACGCGGCGAACCTGCCCGAGGGCTACATCGACAGCCTGCGCGCGACCTACCCGTCGCAGCTGTTGGCCGCCTACCTCGACGGCGAGTTCGTCAACCTGGTCGCCGGCTCGGTGTACCCGGAGTTCGACCGCGCCCTCAACGCGAGCGCCGAGCGGATCCAGCCCGGCGAGGCGCTGCACGTCGGCATGGACTTCAACGTCGGCAAGATGTCTGCGGTGGTGCACGTCTTGCGCGGCGACGACCCGCACGCGGTCAAGGAGTACACCGGAGTTCTCGACACCCCGGCGATGATCGCGCTCCTCAAGCGCGAGCACGAGGGGCACCGGATCCTCGTGTACCCCGACGCCAGTGGCGCCAGCCGCAAGTCGAACAACGCCAGCGAGTCGGACCTCGCCCTGCTGCGCGCGGCCGGCTTCGGCGTGCGCGTCAACCCGGCCAACCCGCGCGTGAAGGACCGCGTGCTGGCCGTGAACAAGATGATCCACAGCGAAGGCGTGCGCCGCTACCGGGTCAACCCCGAGACGTGCCCTGAGCTGGTCGAGTCGCTCGAGAAGCAGGCCTACGACAAGCACGGCGAGCCCGACAAGGCCGGCGGCCTGGACCACGTCGTCGACGCGGCCGGCTACTTCATCGCCTACCGCTACCCCATCCGCAAGCCCGCAACCGTCATCAAACTGGGATTCGCCACATGAGCGTTGAGTTTGTCCGCCCCGAAGTCACCGCCAAGGCCAGCGCCTGGAAGCTGGTCCGCGATTGCGTGGCCGGCAGCGAGGCCGTCAAGGCGGGCGGGTACGTCATCCCCGTCAACCCGCACGACACGAGCCCGGAGAACCGGCTGCGCAACGAGCAGCGGGTCAGGCGCGCGGTCTTTTTCAACGCGACGGGCCGCACGCTGCCGGCGCTTCTGGGCATCGCCTTCGGCAAGTGGCCGGAGGTCAAGCTTCCGCCCGGCCTCGAACACCTCCTGGACGACGCGGACGGCGCCGGCGTGGGCCTGATCAACCAGTCGCAGTCCGTGGTGTCGGAGGTGCTGCAGACCGGCCGCGCCGGCCTGCTGGTCGACTACCCGTCGGGGGGCCGCGGCCTGACCGTGGCCGAGGCCGAGGCGCGGGGCCTGCGCCCGACGATCCAGCTCTACCCGGCCGAGCAGATCATCAACTGGCGCACCGAGAAGGTGGGCGCGCGGAACCTGCTCACGCTCGTGGTGCTGCGTGAGGGCTACGAGCAGTGGAGCGATGACGGCTTCGAGCTCGAGACCAAGACGCAGTACCGCGCGCTGCGCATCATCAGCGGGCGCTACGTCCAGCAGGTGTATCGGGAGAGCAGCACGACCGGCAAGTGGGAGATCGTCGCCACCTACGAGCCTACCGATGGCAGCGGGCGGCCGTGGCGCGAGATTCCCTTCGCTTTCGTGGGCGCGACCAACAACGACGCGAGCCCGGACCAACCGCCGCTGTTCGACCTTGCGGACCTGAACATCGCCCATTTCCGCAACAGCGCCGACCACGAGGAATCGCTGTTTTTCGCCGGCCAGGCCATGTACTGGGTCAGCGGCGCCGATGCCGAGTGGGCCGAAGAGATGCAGAAGTTGGGCGTCTACGTCGGCAGCCGGAGCATCCTGCCGGTGCCGCAGGGCGGGCAGGCGGGCATCCTGCAGGCCGAGGCAGTCAGCGGCCTGTCCGAGGAAATGAAGCACAAGGTCGAACTGATGGCGCAGCTTGGTGCGCGCCTCATTGCTCCGGGGCAGGCCCCCCGTACCGCGACCGAGGCGGCCAGCGCCGACAAGACCAGCAACAGCGTGCTGTCGATCGTGTGCGACAACGTGTCGGACGCCTACCGCCGGGCGCTGCGCTGGGTCGCGCAGTTCGCGAACGCTGGCGGCGAGGTGGACTTCACCATCTCGACCGAGTTCTCGGGCGTGCAGTTCGACGCCGCGCAGATGGGGCAGGCCCTGGCCGCGGTCCAGTCGGGCAAGCTGCCGTTGTCCGATTTCTGGACCTACTGCCGGAGCATCGGCCTGATTGCAGCGGACAAGAGCGACGACGAGATCCGCGACGAGATCGACGCCGAGGGCCCGGCGCTGGGGACGCTGGGGCTTGAGGATGAGGGCGGGGCCGCGTGAGCGTCAACGCACGCCTCCGCGACGAGGCCATCGCCCACGCGATCGACCAGCGCCGGTACACGCAGCACGTCGTGCTGCGGGTGATCGCGGCGCTCAACCGGCAGGATGCGCGGCTCGCCGCGGCGCTGGCCGAGGCGCTCGACCGGATGGACGCAACCAGCTTCACCGTCGAGCGTCTCGAAGCCCTGCTGGCCTCCGTGCGCGCCATCAACGCCCAGGCGCACGCAGCGGCCATGGCCGAGTTGCAGGAGGGCATGCGCGGCATGGCCCGCGCGGCGACCGTCGCGCAGCAGCAGGCGCTGGCGACGGCCATCCCGGCCGCGGTGCTGGCGCAGCAGCCACTGGTGGGCATGTCGTGGGAGGCGGCGTACGCGGCGGCGCTGTCCCGGCCGTTCCAGGGCCGGCTTCTGTCCGGATGGGCCGAGAACGTCGAGGCCAGCCGCATGACGGCCATTCGCAACGCCATCCGGCAGGGGTACATGGACGGGCTGACGACCGACCAGATCGTCCGGTCGATCCGCGGCACGCGCGCGCGCCAGTACGCCGACGGCGTGCTCGAGCGCAGCCGGCGCGAGGTGCAGACGATCGTGCGCACCGCGCTGGCCCACACCGCGCAGACGGCTCGCACGCAGCTGTACCTGGCCAACGCCGACCTGATCAAGGCGCGGCGCTGGGATGCAACGCTCGACACCCGCACATCCGAGGGCTGCCGGATCCGCGACGGCAAGCTGTACACCAACGAGGAGCACCCGAGGCCCATCGGGCACTCGATCCCATGGCTGCAGGGGCCCGGCCGGCTGCACTTCAACTGCCGCTCGGTCGACGTGCCGGTCACCAAGAGCTGGCGCGAGCTCGGCATCGACGCCGACGACCTGCCGGCCGGCGCTCGGGCGAGCATGGACGGGACGGTGCCCGGCGACACCACGTTCGGGGAATGGCTGGCCAGGCAGCCGCCCGACCGCCAGGACGAGGTGCTCGGGCCGGAGCGCGCCAAGCTGCTGCGGGCGGGCAAGGTCAAGTTCGCTGACTTCTACGACGACCGCGGGCGGCCTTTGACATTGGCCGAGCTGCTGGCGAAGCTTGGCGGATGAGCTTGCGCCTCGTCCCGCCGTCTCCGCCGCCTGCGTCAGAGCGCGTCCGCAAGCGTGTGCGCGCGACGGCCGACCGCAACCGCCCGCACTGCACCAGTTGCGGCGGCCATGAGTACATCGTCGCGCAGAACGGCCGTGCCCGGGCCAAGCTGTGCGTCGTCTGCCTGATGCAGGGCAGGCGGCGCGAGATGACCGTCTACCCCAAGGGTTGACATTCGGCCGCTGAGCGGCCACACTTTCCCACGATCCAAAGCTCTGCCCGCGTTCCGCGCTGGCGGGGCTTTTCTTTTGCGCGCCCGCTGAGCGGACGCATCCAGGGCAGAGCCCGCAACCCGTCCAGAGGACACCGACCGTGAGTGATATCGACCTTTCCGCACCTGAGGTGCAGGAGGCCATCAAGGCCGCCGTCGAGAAGGCCACCGCCCCGCTGATCGCCAAGCGCGACGAACTGCTGGGCGAGGTCAAGAAGCTGCGCAGGAACGCCGAGATCGACCCGGCCGACCTCGAAAAGGTCGAGGCCGAGCGTGACCAGCTCAAGCAGCAGCTGGCGGAGGCCCAGCGTTCGCTGGCCAAGGCCCAGAAGGACCTCGAAGCGACCGCCAAGGCGCGCGACGAGATCCAGAACGCGTACACCAGCAGCCTCAAGGAGGCGGCGCTCACCGACGCCCTGACCAAGGCGGGCATCACCAACCCGGTGCACCTCAAGGCCGCCAAGGCCCTGCTGGGCAGCGCGGTGGAGGTGGCCGAGGAAAACGGTCAGCGCGTGGTGAAGGCTGGCGACAAGCCCCTGGTCGACTTCATCACGGAATGGGCAGGCGGCGAGGAGGGCAAGTACTTCCGCGCCAACGGCGCCGACGGCGGCAACGCCAGCGCGCTCCCGCCCGGAGGCGGCAGCCTCAAGCGATCGAAAATGACCGCCGCCGAGAAGGCCGAGTTCATCAGCAAGCACGGCCAGGCGGAATACCTCAAGCTACCCAAGGAGTGATGCCGTCATGGCCACGACCGTCAACAGCGACCTGATCATCTACAACGATCTGGCGCAGACCGCCTACCTGGAGCGCATCCAGGACGTGCTCGACGTGTTCAACAACGCGAGCGCCGGCGCGATCCGGCTGATCAACGAGAACATCGAGGGCGACTTCCGCCAGCGTGCGTTCTACGAGATCGGGGGCTCGCTTTCCCATCGCAACGTCAATTCGACCGCTGGCGTCACCGCGTCGAAGATCGGCGCCGACGAGATGGTCGGCGTCAAGACGCCGTGGAAGTACGGCCCGTACGAGACCACGGAGGAGGCGTTCAAGCGCCGCGCTCGATCCCCCGAGGAATTCTCGGAGCTTGTCGGCCGGGATATGGCCGACGCCACGCTGGCCTACTACATCGAGGCGGCCTTCGCTGCGCTGCAGGCGGCCATCGGCGCGAACGCCAACATGGTCGCGTCGGCCTCGTGGGCGACTGACGGCAAGAAGGTCCTGACCAAGGGCCTGCGCAAGTTCGGCGACCGATTCAACCGCGTGGCCCTGTTCGCCATGGACAGCGAGCAGTATTTCAACCTGGTCGATCAGTCCATCACGGACAAGATCTACGAGGAGGCCGGCGTCGTGGTGTACGGCGGCCAGCCGGGCACCCTGGGCAGGCCGGTCCTGGTCTCCGACCGCGTGCCGGAGGGCACGATCTTCGGCCTGCAGGCCGGCGCGGTGACCATCACCGAGTCGCAGGTGCCGGGCATTCGCTCGTACCAGATCAATGACCAGGAGAACCTGGCCCTGGGTTTCCGTGCCGAGGGCGCGTTCAACCTCGACCTGCTCGGCTACGGCTGGGCCAAGGACGCCACGCCGAGCCCGGCGCCGGCGAACCCGAACCTGGCGCAGCTGGGCACCGGCAGCAACTGGCGCAAGTACGCGACCAGCGACAAGGCTACCGCGGGCGTCATCATCGACGTGTCGGGCGGCGGCGCCTCCTGACCGATGCGGGTCGGCGTCTACACCGGGGCCAACCATCCGGTTGGCCCCGCACTGATCGAGGGGTTCCTTTCGATTGGCGTGGGGGCGTCGGCCCGCAACTCGCAGTACCATCGCGGCGAGGTCGAGGGTTTCGACCTCGTCGTTGTCTACGGGGGCAGGGCTGGCGCACGGGTGCGTCAGTGCTACGAGGCGGCCGGGGTTCCGGTCGTCACTGTGGACTGGGGATACATGGCCCGCGTCAACACCCGAGAGGAGCGGGAGACGGGGCACTACCAGGTCGGGCTTGGCGGCCTCAACTCGCTGCCGCCGTTCGAATGCCCGCCTGATCGATTCAAGGCGCTCGGGGTCAAGGTCGCCGCGAAGGGCGGCAACCCCGAGGGCTACACGCTGCTGATCGGGCAGGTGCCCGGCGACGCAGCGCACGGCATGGACGAATTGGGTATTCGGCGATGGCTGGAGGCCATGGCCGCGAGGTACCCGAACGTTCGGTATCGCCCGCATCCGCTGGGGCGCATCGAACTGCCAGGCGTTCCCGAGCTGACCGGCACGCTGGCCGACGCGCTCGCGGGCGCGCGGCT